TTCGTCAGGCATCTCGTTCCTGCCGCCCGGGCTGCAGAGTACCAGTCGGGTAAGTGTTCAAGTTCCGTGAAGCTTGGAAAGTTATCCACAACTAATTTGCGTGGTCTATTGTATTTNNTTGGATTAGATGTTATATAATAATTAGAAATATAATAAAGGAGTTATTATGACAGTAAACTTAGAAGAAGATGATTCAATTGTTAGTGCATTGAATCGAATAGCAGAAAACCAAGAAGAAACAAATTCTCTCTTGGCTAAGATAGGTGGACACTATGATAGTATAGTTCCCGTAATGAAGCGAAATCAAAACAGAGCTGAAGCATTAGCCGAGGAGCAAGAGAAAGGATTTGCACAAGGGTTGAAAGATATGTTCACCCCACAAGAGCATTAGATACAAACTCCAAACTCCAGCGACATAAAGTCGCTGGGGATAACCTGTGGATAACTCGAGTTACGCACCGGGCCCGCAGCGCACAAACTCCAAAACTCCAGTCACGAAATCCCAGACTTCTGCCGTTTTTCGGTGAGCTTCAGGTTTACGCACCGGGCGCGCCGGGAGTTAGTTGTAGGAGGCTGAATTATTTTGTGGCTGATTTGCTTGTGTCCCGGGATTTAAATAAACCTGAACCGGATCTTGACGACTGGATGCAGGTGTACTATATAACTATTAAGGATAAAGAAAGAAGAGAAATGCTAGGTTTTTTACTATCACTCCTGTTGCCAGTTAAGTTGGCCGCAGCTGCTGTCATCATTTATCTCCTGATGCGTATTATGTTCGGTTAACTCCAAACTCCTGGACCTTGACTCCCAACCTTTGTTGCTTGGATCTTGGTTCTTGTCCCGCAGGGCCCGGGAACCGAGTGTGCAGATCCTGAGAAATGTAAAATAGATATCCACAACTTTATGTGGGAAAGGATTTACATGACTCCACTTTGATGATATAATGATGACAGTTAGATAACTAGAGTATACTAGACAAAAGTTTAAAAATACTCGATGAGGCAAGATAAACGGAGTTATTCGGCTCTTGCTTCTAAAATTTCGAGGGTCACCATGACTTAAGGTACTAAGATTGTGACCCTCAAAACTCCAATTAACAAAACTCCAACACATTGTCCACGAATCGTGGTTACTGTTGCGCCCGGGCGTGCGCCCAATCCAGCAGGTCGTCAGTTACTTCAGGGCATAAAAAAAGGGCAATCCGAAGATTGCCCTATATTAACTACGAAGGATAAGTTACATAGTTAAACCCATTCGTTTAAGAACATATCCAATGTCTTTCTGCATATGCTTAATTAAATCCATTCTTTCCTCCTTATCTTCTGCAATCCATTCGATGATTGCATTACACAGAACACCACTTATTAACTTCCAATCAAGACTATCCTTTTGTGGTACTTTGCTAATCAGTTCCTCTATGTTGCCAACACTTGCTTGGTCTTTAGAGTATTCTATTACTTCCTTTAGTATAGGGGTAATGTTTACATTGTTTATACTTTGTGTCTTTATAATGTCATTAGCCATTATCTTATCCTTTCTATTTAATAGAAACAGAGTGATTGGCTTATTGGAAACTTAAGGGTTAGACTTAAGCTAGAATCCACCAATCGGCTGTATCAAGACCTTTACTCTATTTCTATCTATTGTATATCATGCACCACTAACCATTGATATAGTTAATTGCATTAAGTTGTGGATAACTATGTCAATAGCTAATAGTAGTAAGTTGTGGATAACCTGTGGATAACTTGCGCCCGGGAACTACACTTATGCGGCTCACTCCGTTCGCCGCCCGGTCCTATTTAGCGACCCCCAACCCCCCCCTTTGCGAGCAGGAACCCTATTATGAATCTTGGTAAGTTTGAGAGTGACAATCACTCAAAAAAACGTTATAAAAAATTTTTATAAAAAAATAATCATTTTTGTATGTCATTTTTAGTAGCAAACGTACCACCTATAGAAGTTTTAGTAAAAAAAGAATATTTGTATGATCACGAACGTGGTCATGGTGAATATGAACCTGGAGTTTGGGTAACTTGTAAGTCAATTCAAGGTCGAGCATTATATTTTGAGACATTTTTGCCAGAAACTGGTGCATTATATGACAAATTACCAATTTCTGCGTTTGTTTGGAAAAAAACAGAAGAAAAAATGCCCTTGGAAGAGCTAGAATTGTGGGATGCGTTCAGTTATCACATTACAGTAGTTCAAAAAAAGCAAGTAAATGGTTGTAGATGCAAGTATTTAGCCCCTTCTAAAAAATTTTACGAGGGAGAACTCATTTTTACTATTGATTCTTGCCATCCAGACCCTAATATTCCAAATATTAGCTATTCTGAGTCACCAGCAGAGCATAAATCCTTTAATATCATAAAATTGGACAATGGATACTTCGCTGCACAGCCAAATAACCGTGTTTTGTTTTATGACAAGTCTAGATCGCCTACAAAAATGAAAAAACCTGATTACAAAGTGTCCACAGTAGAGTATGCTGTTGAAGACATTGTAAAATGGACTGCAGGAGATTCTGATGACTATTTCTACGAGTAATTTAGAAAAACTAGATACACAAACTTTAAAATACATTTTAAAAAACGCGATTGTTGAAAAACAAGAAGAAACGCAAGCAGACTTTCTAAAATTTGTAAAAACAGTGTGGCCTGAGTTTGTAGAAGGTAATCACCACAAAATTTACGCTGAAAAACTAAATCGCATTGCAAATGGTGAATTAAAACGTTTAATTGTCAATATGCCTCCAAGACACACAAAATCGGAGTTTGCATCACATTTATTTCCAGCATTCTTCATGGGCCGTCATCCAAAAGCCAAATTAATACAAACTACGCACACAGGTGAGTTAGCAATTCGTTTTGGACGTAAAGCAAAAAATTTGATAGAATCAAATGAATATGAAAAAGTTTTTCCAGAAGTTACTCTCGCAGCTGATTCAAAAGCTGCAGGACGTTGGGAGAGTAATCATGGGGGTGAGTATTTTGCTGCCGGCGTTGGTGGGGCTATTACTGGTCGTGGTGCTGACTTACTTATTATTGATGATCCACATTCAGAGCAAGACGCTCTCTCGCCCACTGTTTTGGAGTCTCATTATGAGTGGTATACTTCTGGTCCTCGTCAGCGTTTACAGCCTGGTGGCGCGATAGTATTAGTTATGACGCGTTGGTCAGTGAAAGATCTCACTGGCAAATTGCTCGATGCCCAAGGAAAAGACGAAAACTCAGACCAATGGGAAATAGTAGAATTTCCAGCTATAATTGAAGATAAACCTATGTGGGGTAATTTTTGGTCCATGAAAGGTTTACAAGGCGTCAAAGCTTCTATTCCACTAACCAAGTGGCAAGCACAATGGATGCAGCAACCAACATCCGAGGAAGGTGCACTTATAAAACGTGAGTGGTGGCAGACGTGGAAAGAAGAAAAGATTCCTGATTTAGAATTTATTATTCAGTCTTATGATACAGCGTTTAGTGCAAAAGAGACTGCCGATTACTCTGCTATTACAACATGGGGTGTATTTGACCCTGATAATGGACGCGGAAAAGGATTAATACTATTGGATGCAAAACGTGGTCGATGGAACTTTCCAGAGCTAAAAAAAGAAGCGATGGATCAATACAAGTATTGGGAACCGGAGATGGTACTCATAGAAGCAAAGGCTTCTGGTATGCCACTCACACATGAGTTGCAAAAATCAGGAATACCTGTTATAAACTTTACACCCTCTAAAGGAAATGATAAACATACGAGGGTAAACAGCGTAGCACCACTTTTTGAAGCCGGTGCGATATGGGCGCCCAAAAAAACGTTCGCTGAAGAAGTCATAGAGGAGTGCGCAGCATTTCCTTTCGGCGACAACGACGATTACGTGGATTCAACCACGCAAGCACTAATGCGTTATAGACAAGGTTATCATGTTACATTAAATGATGACTTTGAAGATGAACCAAAAGTTCAAGANATGGGGAGAGTATATTACTAATGGTTGACGAAGTTACAATAGAAGATTTAAAACCAAAAGAAGATAAATTTACATTATCAGATTTTTTTACAGATGATGATGATGTAGTTACTGATCTTGGTGATGGTATAGAAATGCAAGACATATCATCAGAAGATCCACAAGGATTTTTTGGAGGACTTGGAGCAACAGGTGTAGATCTTTTACGAGATTATAGAAATACAGGATTAGGACTTGCTGGTCTAATAGGTGAAACATTACCCATTGGTAACCTTTTTTCTCCTAGTTTAAAAGATTATAAATATAAAGATCCTGAAGGCGATGTTATGTTTCCCGATGGTATACCATACGTACCAGAAGTTTTAGAAAATATTATAAATGAAACTTATGCACCAAGTGAAGTTGCTGCAGATAATCCATACAAAAATTATTTCACTGGCATTCGTGCCTTCGCAAATTCTATTCCTGCAATGGCAGCTGCTGTTGGTAGTAGAGGAGGACTTCCTTACCTTGTAAATAGATTACCTGCAGGATTACAAAAATTAGCCACCCAAGCATTTCCATATCTTAGTGGCAGAGGAACCATGCTTCCACCTAAAAAACCAGGAGGAAAATTTTATCAAATTCCTATTAATAGAAAAAATTTGATGCAACCAAGCTCATTAAGAAATATGACAATAGCGGCTGCAACCAAACCACTCATAGAAGGGATTATGAGTGAGGTAAACGCTGCACCTATTAACACAGGAATACAAGATCGTAACTATGCAGTCTTTGATGATTACATGCAAGACCGAATGAGCAATCTTAAAAATCAAAGAACCATGGACCAAGGACCAGGACCTAGAGACAATTACCGAGGATTGTAATGGCCGTAGGTGCACTTTCCAAACAAGCAGTAAAAATTCTTTCAAAATTTCTTAAAGAAGGAAGGAATCCTGACGCGGCAAAAGTAGCTAAAAAAGCACTAGGTACTACTAAGTTTACAAAAACACATCAAAAAATAATACAAGATTTAACAGGCGAAACTAACTCTATTTCCGCTAAGTCTGGTTTTCCTGTAGGAAAAACCGGCGTTAAAAATTCTCCTTTCACTGAATCTCATAGAAAAAGTATTGGTGCAGCAACTGTAAAATCTATGTTGGAAAAAGGTTACTATCCTAAACAAGTTGGTCTTCCTACATATGAAAATTATGTAACACAAACATCTAAAGCATTAGGTGTGCCTTACCGACAAGCAAAGCAAGATCCAGGAGTCATGGGTTCTGTACAATTACGACGTGGTGAGAGTGCCTTTTATCCAGGAAGAAATACACCTACTGAAAAATTATTTGATAAGTATGGTTATACAGCAGATGATTTTGGACCAATTGTTCAAGGAAGAGCTAATCTTACTGCAGCTATGGATGATCTTGGTATTTTTAGTTTAGTAGATAAATTAGGAATAACACGTCCAGGTAGTAGAGCTGGTAGTATTGGACATTCAATACCAATGCAACTTATTGCTGATATGGTCAAAGCTAATCCTAATCTTAATAGAAAACAAATTTTAAAGATGGTTAATAATCCTCAGTTTATGTCACCTGAAGTAAATTTTTTAAATCAAGCAAAAAGAGGTATAGAAAGTTTTTTATATAACCCTAAGTATGCAGATAGAAATCTTGCCGGTGTGGGTGATATTTTAAATGAAGCCCAAATGACAACACGTGTGTTAGATCCTAAAACTTTACAAATGATGACTTATGGAATAAAACAAGGATTAGATCCTAAACAATTAAAAGAATATTTAAAAAGAGTTTTAAAGGATAGACCTTTTGGAATAAGTGATAAGACAGGAAAAATTTCAACAATGCCTAATCTAAATTATTTAAGACAAAATTTCGCCGCAGGCGGATTAGCTTCCATGATTGGAAGAAAAGCAATAAAGAAGATTGCAAAAAAATTATCAGAGAAAGATCTTAAGTTATTAATGGGCTCATTCTTTAAAGGCACGAAACCTTCCACATCCCCAAAGAATTTACGTGAGGAACGTATTAAAGAATATTTAAAGGGCAAAGGCGCAACAAAAAAGTGGCAGTATGTGAAGTCCAAGATCCCAGGACCTAAATAAATGGTATTACCTAATATTACACGTAGGCTTTTCATGAAGGGCATTGGAGCACTTGCTGGTAAAGCAGCAATTCCTAAAATGGCAACTAAACTTTTACCTGACGTAAAAGAAGCAGTGAAGATGGATAGTGCACCATGGATTAACAGCATGGTTAATGCAGTTAAAAATGTAGTAGATTCTGGTAAAAGTATTTCATTAAAAAGTGGTGCTAAAATAAATTATTTAAAAAAACCACGTAACGAATACGAAGGACACACACTTTCTGTTAAAACAGCAGATGGTGGGGATGATATTATTACTTTTAAAGAAGGTAAAAACGATATTGATATAAAATTTGAAGTGGCGGATGACTTTCATAATAACCAACATATTTACGTAGATAAAAAAGCAAAAACCACGGAAATAGTTGATGAAAACTATTACATGACATCACCAGAAGACTTTGCCAAAGATGACCCAATTATTTGGGATATGAATAAAAAAAATATACGTGAAAAGATGATTCTAGATAAAACTACTAAACCGGACGATTACATGTATGATTACATGTCAGTTCCAGAAGATAGTGGATATGAATTTATGTGGGAACGATATGTTGATTCTTTTTCTCCTTCTGGTAATATATTTAGAACAAAACAATTAGCTGATAAAGAAAGAGCCAGAAACTTATTACAAAAAGAAATGAGTGAAATGGACTGGGAGTCACAATTTAGGGGAGCGAGTATGCATGGTTACAATAAAGGTGGAATAGTAGATGTATTACCACCACTAGATCCACAAGAATACGCAGTAGGTGGTATCGTAAAAGGCGCATTAAAAGCTGTTCCTAAAATACTAGGTAAAGGCAAACCTTACATGGAAAAATTAATGGCACCAAAAGGATCAAAGCCAACTGTATATAAACCACCAGAAGGACCTTACACAATAACAAATGATAGTGGAGCAAGAGTACTAGATAGAGATTTTAAAACTCTTAAAGAAGCACAGGATGCTTTAAAAGAAATGGTTGAAGGTTTTAAGACACAAGACGCGACAACCTTTAGAGTTTTTGGTAAGCGTCCACCTAAGACAGCAGCAGGTGTAAGTGAGAGTGCACCAGAAGTAAATATTGGTATGTTAGGTAAAAAAATGCCTAAAGAAGATGCACCAGCAATGTTCTGGCGTTCACGCGAAGAAATTTATCAAGCACCACAAGAAAGAATGGCTGCGGACCAATGGCTTGGCTATTTAAAAGCACGTGGTATTCGACCAACAGAATTAGATGATTCCTCATTAGAGCCATACTTACGTAGTCTTGGTAATAAGAAATTAACCAAAAAAGAGTTATTAAAAGAGTTTGATGAAATTGCACCAGAGATGGAAGTTGTGCCACTTGGAAAAGGATCAGCAGAGCAAACAATAAATAATGTATATAAAAATGTTAAAAAAATGGATGCAGATGCGTTTGACCCTAAAGTTGGAGGAATGATTAAATATTTACAAGGTGCAATGCCTAGCATGGTAAAAGGTGGTAGACTTGATGAAAAAGCAGCAAAAGGTATTGCAACAAACGTTGATGATTATATGTTTAAAAATTTTGGTATTAAAGATTCTTTGGCAGAAGGTATTGCACAAGGAAGTGGTGTACCCTTTAATTTAAAATACCCACTTATTAACTTAGCAAGTGCTTTCAATCGACGTGGTGTATCTTTTCAACCAAAAGCATACGCAAGAGCACCTAATTATGGAGGACAACAAGTACTAGGTGGTGGTGACAATACACAGGAATTTTTATTTAAATACAAACCTGGAAAATTACGTACAAGCGAACCAACATATACTTATCAGCATGATTTTGGATTAACTTCATCCCAACGTGCAAATGCGTTCGTACATGTACGAACAACGGATCGTACAGATGAGTTTGGAAGACGTATGTTATTTGTTGAAGAAATACAATCTGACATGCACCAACCATTACAACGTGCATTACGTGAAGGTGGTAAAGATGTATATGCAAGACGTGCTGATAAAATTGTTGTTGATGATAATATGAAACATCTTGCAGCTATTCAATCACGTATAGAAGAAATTTTAGCTGTTAACCCAGCATCACCTGCTTTAAAAAAATTATACTCAGAACGCGAAAAAGTTAGAAAAATTGTATCTGAAACAGTTGGAAAAAGTGGAGGTGACGTACCACAAGGACCATTTGCAAAATCACAAGATTACATGGAATTTGTTTCTAAATACTTAACACGTGTGGCAAAAGATGGTAACTATGATGGTGTCGGTTTTTCTTCACCGGCAATAAAAAATAGATCACTAACTATGGGCGAAAGAAATTATTTAGGAAATGAAGCGGCTTATGGCCCTATTTTAGGAAAAGCATTGAAAAGCGTAGAGAAAAAAAGTAATGCAAAGTTAATGGAATCTGTTATAATGGATGATACAAGAAGGCCGTGGAGAATACCATTCTTATCAATCAAAGACCCAGTTGCCCAAGAAACAATTGGAAAAGGGTTGCCGTTGTATAAGAAAGGTGGCTTAGTAAAAAAGGGGATATAGATGGCAAAAAAGAATCAGACAAATAATATAGATAAAGCTTTGGAATCATTGCAAGGTGCATTAGATATTGAGCCTGTTGGACAAGAAGTACAACTGCCAGAACAAACTGTAGAATTTGAACCAGACATAGAATTAACAGATTTACCAGATGGTGGAGCTGAGGTTAACTTTGACCCAGACGCACCAATTGATAAATCAAAAATACCCTTTGATGGAAACCTAGCGGAATACATCGAAGAAGCAGAGTTAGGAAAGTTAGCAAATGACTTTCTAGGAGCTTTCGAAGTGGATAAAGAGTCGCGAAAAGACTGGCACGATACCTATATAAAAGGTCTTGATATGCTAGGATTTAAATATGAAGATCGGACTCAACCATTCGAAGGTGCATCCGGGGTCGTACATCCCTTATTGGCTGAATCTGTTACGCAGTTTCAAGCCCAAGCTTATAAGGAACTTCTCCCCCCAAGCGGCCCCGTACGCACGCAAGTAATAGGCTTGGCAACACCAGATATTGAAGCTCAATCTGAACGTGTTAGAGAGTACATGAATTACCAGATAACACATGAAATGAAAGAGTATGATCCAGAAATGGATCAGTTATTATTTTATCTTCCACTTGCAGGTTCAGCATTTAAAAAAGTTTATTTTGATCCTATTTTAAAACGTGCTGTTGGTAAATTTGTTTCCGGCGAAGATTTAATTATTAACTACATGGCTAGTGATTTAGATCAAGCAGATAGAGTTACACATGCTATAAAAATGACAAACAATGATGTTCGTAAATTACAAGTAAGTGGATTTTACCGTGATGTAGAATTAGTTACAGGACAAATTGATACAGATGATATTAGAGATAAGGTAGATGAGTTAGATGGTGCAGAAAGAAACTATGCATCAGATGATGATGAACACGAAATATTAGAAATGCATATTAATGCAGACATACCAGGATTTGAAAATGAAAGTGGAATAAAACTTCCATACATTGTTACAGTAGATTCTTTTTCAAGAACTATTTTATCCATAAGACGAAATTGGAGTCAAAATGATAAAGAACCAATAAAGATTTCTTATTTTGTACACTACAAGTTCCTCCCAGGATTAGGCTTCTATGGATTTGGCCTTATCCACATGCTTGGTGGGTTATCAAGAACTGCAACAAGTGTTTTGCGACAGTTAATTGATGCGGGTACTCTTGCTAACTTGCCAGCAGGTTTTAAAGCACGTGGTATGCGTATACGTGATCATGATCAACCTTTACAACCAGGCGAGTTTCGTGATGTAGATGTAACAGGTACATCTATTAAAGAATCTTTATTACCATTACCATATAAAGAACCATCGCAAGTTTTATTTGCGCTATTAGGGTTTTCTGTTGATGCAGGTAAATCATTTGCTGCTATTGCAGATATGAAGATGGGTGAAGGTAATGAACAAAATCCAGTTGGCACAACGCTTGCGTTAATTGAACGTGGCACAAAAGTAATGAGTGCTATACACAAAAGATTACATTATGCACAACGCATAGAATTTAATATGCTTGCGCGTATATTCCAATTGTACTTACCACCGGAATATCCTTATCAAGTTGTTGGCGGTAATCGTATGATTAAACAAGCTGACTTTGATGATCGTGTTGATATAATTCCAGTTTCTGATCCAAATATATTTTCAATGGCACAACGTGTTACATTAGCACAACAACAATTACAATTAGCAACAGCTGCACCACAAATGCATAATTTACGTGAAGCGTATAGAAGAATGTATGCTGCAATGGGTGTGGATAATGTTGATGCAATATTAAAACCAGATCCAGAAATGCCAAAACCGATGAGTCCTGCAATAGAAAATTCTAGCGCTATGCGTGGTCAACAACCAAAAGCATTTCCAATGCAAGATCATATGGCGCACATGCAAGCACACGCTGAATTTATGTTTACACGTATGGTACAGATTAATCCGCAATTATATGCTATGTTACAGTCACATGTGTCAGAACATGTTTCTATTATGGCGAGTGAGCAAATAGAAAAAGAATTTGCACAACAGTTTCAGCAATTACAACAACAAATGCAACAGGCACAAGATCCACAGATGCAGCAACAAATGCAACAACAAATGGATCAATTAACAAACCAAGCTGCTGCAAAACAAGCACAAACAGAAGCAAAAATGACTCAACAATTAGCACGTGATGAAGAAGCACGTATGAAGAGTGAAGCACAAGATCCGCTTGTAAGATTAAAACAACAAGAAATTGATTTAAAAGCTGCCGAACTTCAAGCTAACTTACAAAAAGACATGTCCATTAAATCAGAAGAACTTGACATTGAACGCGATAAATTAGAAGCTCAAACAAGTATTGATTTAATGAAAGTGGCAGTGGATGCAGATAAACAAAAGAATGCAGACGCTCTTAGTATGCTAAAAGAAAATATTACAACATCGCGTGAGGCTATGAAACAACAATCAACAGAAAAAATTGCGAGGGAGAATGCCGGATCCAAAGGAAATGGAAAAACAAATGATTCTAATTAGCGAAACTATGCAGCAAATAGAAGAGTTGGTTCGTTCTAAAGTAAAAACACATGATGATTTTATGGCAGTTTGTTCTGCGTTGATGGCAGTAACACGTAACATGTATTTAGAGAGTTTAAGCGTAGAGGAAACAGCACAAATTTTTACGGCTGTTGCAGATACTATGTTTGCTACAGAAGAAATGTTATATAAGTTTAAACACTTACCTAAACCAACTATACATTAAGGAGAAAATATGAAAAGACCAACAAAATCTGTTTTATTGCCTAAAACAAGAGCACGATTAAAATCCAAAGCTGACATTAATAAGAATAAAAAAATTGAGCCTTGGGAAGCAGCTAGATCTAAAGTTATACAAAAATCAATGAGTAAAAAGAAATACGAGGGCTATTTATCTAGAGGTTTAAAGGGTAAAAAAAATGGGAAAAACTAAAGGTACACACGTAACTAAAGAAGGTAAAACAGCTAAAAAAGGTTTGTGGTATAACATCCATAAAAAGAAAAAAGCTGGTAAGAAAATGCGTAAGAAAGGTGCAAAGGGTGCACCAACTGAAGCTGCAATAAAAAGGAGTCAATAATGCCAAAAGTTGGTAATACAAAATTCCCGTACACGTCTGCAGGAATGCGTGATGCACAAGTTCACGCAAAAACTACTGGACAAAAAGTTCAGAAGATGAAAAAAGGAGGCACTGCGAAAGCTAAAGGTTATCGTAAGGGTGGCCTTAAAAAGAAAAAGTAGGAGGTAACATGAAGTTATTAAAAGATTTATGGGCCCATTTAAAAGAATGGAGTGACTGGGGAATGAAAGACTGGATTAAAGCCGGTATCGTTGCCCTTGTTGTTATTATTATTCTTAAATCAATGATGGGAGCTTAATGGTATACAGGACTGATATTCCTGATAGAAACCGTGGTCAAACAAGACCACGGTATTCTGCTAATGTGGCACCTACTTACGCTGGTCAAGATGATAGGCGTTCATCCTTTTTACGTAATCGAGCTATTCAAGATGCTAACGAAGTAAGACAACGTCGTGCTACTGTAGAAAATCCTCAATGGGCGATGTCTCGTCCAGCTGAGTTTTACACAAATAGAGACAATCTTAGATCTATAAAAGATACACTAGTCAACATACCTGCAGTTACAACTGACATGAACGAAACACGTAACATGTATTCAATGTTAATGAGCCAGATGCGAGGTGGTAATAAAGGTGCACGTTTAATTGATACTAGAGGATTACCAGCTGGAGCAAGAAGAACAGGTAGAACTTTATTTCAAGATCCATCTAAATCAGCAGGATTTAAAGCTGATTTAAGAAACATGTTAGGAGATTTAACATTTCAAAATAAAAGATTAGATCCTGAAAATAGAACGTCTAATCCTGCAGCAGTAAGAGCACCAGAATACAATCCATTTCCTAAGGCTGGATTTGGAGAAGAATTTTACAAAAAAGAATTTCCAATAGCATCAGGTTTAGGAAGTTTAATGGAAGCCGCACAAAATGTTATTCCATATGCATCGATACTATCTAGAATTTTACCAAAAAATGAAAGAGAAATTTTGGAACGACATCCTGATTATTTAGAAGGTGGATCAGAATTTTTACCAGAAGAGGGAATATATAACGAAATTCCTGAAATACCTTTTATGGGTGATGAGCCAATAACCTCTTTACCACAAGATGCGTACGAAGGATCCGGCATGAAAACAAATCCTTTTTATAATACTGATTTAAGATCTTCTGGATCACCGTTTGATACAATGGAAGACCTAGGTAACACACTTACTAGAATGGATATTACTAATGATATAGTTGGTGATGGTGATGTTATTACGCCTGTAGCAACCAATCTTTCAGACGATGATTATAGTCCATTTACAGACACAAATATTACAACAATACAAGATCCGGAACTACAAGAGGCAGCAAAAAATGCAGCTTATAATTTTATAATGGCATATAAATCTGGTGATTCTGGAATGGCAGGATCAGATACTAGTTTAGAAGCTTTAGAAGATTTATATAGAGATGCAGTTCGTGTAGGACAAGAAAATCCAGGTGGATTAGAATAATGCCAGGTTACGATCATAGACAAAGAAAAACAAGTTTTGCTTCTCGCTCTCCAGGACATCCTAGCAATCAATCACATAGCAATAATCAAACAGGAACTAATAGTCAAACAGGAACTAATACTCAACAATCTATACAAGATAGAAAATCAGCATATGAAAGTATGCAAGACGCAGGAATGCTGTCTCCTAGTATTTCTGGTATAAGTCTTTATGATAAATCACCTGTAATTTATGATAAAGATATTACATCTCAACAAATTTTAGGAGCTGACGATCCAGCAGATGTTGGAGCAGAACAAGTTAATTTATCTTCAACTAAAGTAGATGGATTAACACCTTTTTATTCTACATACAGCCCTGACGCAATTAACACTGGTAATGTTTCATACAAAGCACGTATGTATGCTTTAAGCCAAGGTGCAACAGAAGAAGAGGCACAAGCAGTTGCGGATCAAGCAGATGTTGAATTAAATAAACTAGTATCTAACGCAAGAAGTACTGGTGATTACTCAGCAGTAGACAATTTTTTTGCTGGAGAAAATGAATTTTTTCAAAGTATACTACCTAAAACACTTTATGAAGATACAGGAGCTGGTGGTTTCACTGGTTCACCTACAGGTTATGTAGGACAAGATCCTTTAACAAAAAGATTTTTTGATATAAAAGATCCAACTAGTAATATTTTAAATAATAAAAGATTTCCTTCTAGTGGTGGATCAAATTACAGAGGATATGGTGGTGGTTCAGGAGGTTATGGTGGATATCGAGGTCCTCCATTACCAGGAATTATGTATGGTAATATGGAAGGTGAGAATAGATATGCCCCTTTAAATATGAATGAATTTATGGTAAATGTACATTCACCAATGTATGCTAACCGAGGTGGAATAATGAATTTATTAGGAGATTATTAATGTTAAACTTATTACTAAAACCATTATTGGGCGTTGCCTCACAAGCCGTCACTGGCTTCGTAGAGACAAAGAAAGCGAAGGCTCAATTAAAACTAACAGAAGTCCAAGCAGCAACTAAGCTGAAACAAGATCAGATTGCCGGAAAAGTGTCGTGGGAAGCATCGGCCGTGGATCAAATGAAAGGGTCGTGGAAAGATGAGCTAATTTTAATTTGCCTTTTGGCACCTGCAACGCTCGTATTTTTTCCAGGAATGACCGATCACATTCATGCTGGGTTTGTTGCACTCCAAGCACTTCCGGATTATTACAAACATTTATTATACATCGCCTGCTCAGCAAGCTTTGGAATTAAGGGCGCTAAAGGTGCAATGGGTTTAATTAAGAAAAAATAATGGCTAGAACAGCAGCATGGCAACGTAAAGAAGGTAAAAGTAAATCCGGTGGATTAAATGCTAAAGGACGAGCATCTTACAAAGGTGGTACACTTAAAGCACCAACTAAATCTAAAACAAGTGGAAGACGTAAATCATTTTGTGCAAGAATGGGTGGTATGAAAAAGAAATTAACTGGAGCAAAAACAAAGAGAGATCCTAATTCTAGGATAAATAAAGCCTTGCGAAAATGGGATTGTTAGTATAAGAAGACCTAAATGAAAGACGAAACCGCGGTTTATTTAGTCTTGAAAAAGATTAGAGCGCGCAAACAAGAGTTGAAAGATGTAATTGCAATGGGTTTACCTAGCTTTGATGAATATATGAAAGCTGTAGGTGAACACAAAGCTTACACAATAATTGAACAGGAAGTACAAGACCTGCAGAAAGAAGAGGAAGATAATGGCTGAATTACCTAAGAGAAGATTTGCATTAGAAGAAAAAGATTTAGCTGTCGAAGCTGATGAGAATAATAAAGTAGCAGAAGAAAAAGAAAATAAATTTCTTAAAAAAATACAAGAAGATGCAACAGCTGATATAAAGCATTTACCTACAGATAAAGTATTAGAGAGATTACCAGAACCCACAGGTTGGCGTATGTTAGTATTGCCCTATAAAGGACAAGCTAAAACAAAGGGTGGTATATATTTAACAGACAAACACATGGAAGAACGTGGATACCAAACTGTAACAGGTTTAGTATTAAAAATGGGACCAGACGCTTATAAAGATGAAAAAAGATTTTCAAATGGAGCTTGGTGTAAAGTAAATGATTGGAT